TTCCTGACTAAATAACAATCTATTAAGTATTAATACTCATATGGAACTTCTAGCAATTCCGGCAATTTTAGCAGCAATCGGTGGATCAATCTTCGGAGCATATAAACTCACACCAAAAACCAAATAAATAAAACTGAATATCGTCGCCACAGACGGGGAGGTAACTGGCAAAATCCAGTTGACACCTCCCTTTTTTGTTGCTATAATGAACGGAGGTTAAAACAAGAAAATGGCAATCAAACTTGCATTAATGAAAACCGGAGAATATGTAATTTCTGATGTAAAAGAAATTATAAATGCGGAAGAAAATCCGTGTGGATACATGTTAAATTATCCACATCAAATCAAGTGGATCAATTCTTCTGTTGTTCTTGTTGAGCAACAAATTGATAGTAAAATTGAAAATACTGAAAAAGATATTGAAGTTACTCTTTCACCTTGGATTATGTTGAGTAAAGATTCGGCAATTCCCGTTGCACTAGATAGTGTGATTGCGATAGTAAATCCTTTAAAAACTTTGGAAGAACTATTTCAAGAAAAACTTGCATTAAATGGATCCTCAATTGAAAAGTAAAAAAATGAGTAAAGATGTAAAATTAATTTTATTTAAAGTTGACACAGTTTTAATTACAGAAATTATAGAGTTAGATGCAGAACTTGGTGATCCAAATTGCAAACTCATCAACCCTTTAGAATGGAAGAAAAATGACTCTGATAATGACTATTCGTTAAAACCGTGGATTGAGGCAACTAATCAGACTGAACTTATGGTAAGATCTGAAGACATTCTAACAATTGTTGATCCAAGTCCAGAAGTTGTTGAAAAGTATCTAGAACTCACATCGTAATGCGATTTTACACAAATGTCCAAATGGTCGGGGATCACTTCTTGGTTCGTGGTTACGAAAATGGTCAACATTTCATGACTCGGGAGAAGTTTTCACCGACTCTTTTTGTCCCTTCAAATAGAAAAACAAAATATCAAACACTATCTGGAGATTATGTCGAAGCAGTTCAACCGGGTACGGTTCGTGATTGTCGTGAATTTATTAAAAAGTATGATGGAGTAAAGAACTTTAATATTTACGGAAATACGGGATATATCTATCAATATATTTCTGAAATGTATCCTGAAGAAGAAATCTTGTTTGATACTAATAAGATCAAAATCACAACCATCGATATTGAAGTTGCATCTGAGAATGGATTTCCTGATGTAGAGTCTGCTGCAGAAGAAGTTTTATTGATTACAATTCAAGACTACGCAACCAAACAAATTCGCACTTGGGGTAAAGGTCCTTTTGAGAACAAACAGAAGAATGTAATTTATAATTCTTACAGAACTGAAAGAGAATTGCTCGATGCATTTATCCACTGGTGGATGGATGAAAATAACACTCCCGAAGTTGTAACTGGATGGAATAGTGAGTTGTACGATATGCCATATCTGGTGCGTCGTATTGATCGCATTCTTGGTGAAAAGTTAATGAAACGTCTTTCACCTTGGGGACTTGTTACTGAACGTGAGATCTTTATTTCTGGGCGTAAGAATATTTCTTATGATGTTGGTGGTATTACTCAACTTGATTATCTAAATCTGTATAAAAAGTTTACTTATAAGGCACAAGAGTCATATCGCCTTGACTACATAGCTGAAGTAGAACTTGGTCAGAAGAAACTAGACCACAGTGAGTTTGACACATTCAAAGACTTCTATACCCATGGTTGGCAAAAGTTTGTAGAATATAACATCATTGACGTGGAACTTGTTGACCGAATGGAAGACAAGATGAAACTCATTGAACTTGCCGTTACGATGGCGTATGACGCTAAGGCAAACTATGCTGATGTATCGTCACAAGTTCGTATGTGGGATACAATCATCTACAACTATCTTAAGAAGAGGAATATTGTAATTCCTCCCAAAGAACGTTCGGACAAGGACTCAAAATATGCAGGAGCATACGTCAAGGAACCGATTCCGGGAAAGTATGATTGGGTTGTGTCTTTTGACCTTAATAGTCTATATCCTCACCTTATTATGCAGTACAACATCTCACCAGAGACGTTACTTGAGGAGCGGCACCCAAGTGCTACCGTTGACAAGATACTTAATGAAGAGATAACTTTTGAGATGTATAAGGACAACGCGGTATGTGCAAATGGTGCGATGTATCGTAAAGATGTCCGTGGATTCTTACCAGAATTGATGGAAAGGATTTATAATGAACGAAAGATCTTCAAAAAGAAGATGCTGAAAGCAAAGCAGGATTATGAAAAAACTCCGTCGAAGTCGTTGGAAAAAGAAATTGCCCGTTGCAATAACATCCAAATGGCACGAAAGATTCAACTCAACTCTGCTTATGGTGCCATTGGTAATCAGTATTTTAGGTATTATAAACTTGCAAATGCTGAGGCAATTACTCTCTCGGGTCAGGTTTCAATTCGGTGGATTGAGAACCGAATGAACGGATATCTAAATAAGATTTTGAAAACGGATGGTGAGGATTATGTCATCGCATCTGACACTGACTCAATCTATCTTAATATGGGACCTCTTGTTGATAAATTTCTTAGTAACAAGTCTGGCGATAAAACAGCAGTTGTTTCGTTACTTGATAAGATCTGTCAGGACAAATTGGAACCGTTCATCGAATCCAGTTATCAGGACCTTGCGGATTATGTTTCGGCATATGAACAAAAAATGATTATGAAGCGTGAGAATATTGCTGAACGTGGTATCTGGACTGCTAAGAAGCGTTACATTCTCAACGTGTGGAACAGTGAAGGAGTTCAATATAATGAACCCAAACTGAAGATGATGGGTATTGAGGCAGTCAAATCATCTACTCCTGCACCATGTCGGAAGATGATTAAAGATGGTCTTAAGTTGATGATGAACGGAACTGAGGACGATGTAATCAACTTTATTGATAATTGTCGTAAGGAATTTAGACAACTCCCTCCTGAGCAGATTGCTTTTCCTCGATCAGTATCTGATGTTGTGAAGTATCGATCTCACGCCGATATCTATACAAAGGGAACTCCCATCCATTGTAGGGGAGCACTTCTCTTCAATCATTATATTAAAGAGAAGAAACTTGATAAAAAATATTCTCTCATCAACAATGGTGAAAAAATTAAGTTTGTCTACTTGAAGAAACCTAATATCATTCATGAGAATGTGATTTCATTTATTCAGGACTTCCCCAAAGAATTGGGACTTGACATGTATATCGATTATGAACTACAATTTGAAAAGAGTTTTGTCGAACCTTTGAAATCAATTCTTGATGCTATTGGATGGAAAGTCGAAAAGACATTGGACCTTGAGTCATTTTTTGTATGAAACTACCAATAAATCAAAATGAATTTAAAATTATTTTAAATTTGCTTGAAAAGCATAAAACTGATCATTGGCAATTATGGTCTAAATTGTGGACTTTTAATTTTAACAAAAAACGTGAGGAAAATTAATGGATTTTTTAAAGGACATTGTAAAAGAAATTGGTGGCGAATACACACAACTCGCTTCTGAAATAGACGAGACGGAAACATATGTTGACACAGGTTCGTACATTTTTAATGCACTGGTTTCAGGTAGCATATTTGGTGGTGTATCTGGGAATAAGATTACTGCTATTGCTGGAGAGTCTTCTACTGGAAAGACTTTCTTCTCTCTCGCTGTGGTTAAGAATTTTCTTGATTCTAACCCCGATGGTTATTGTCTCTACTTTGATACTGAGGCCGCTATTACCAAATCCTTACTTGAATCTAGGGGTATTGATACCTCACGCCTTGTTGTAGTTAATGTTGTGACTGTAGAAGAGTTCCGTGGCAAGGCACTCAAGGCAGTCGATATGTATCTAAAGAAACCAGAAGATGATCGCAAACCATGCATGTTTGTGCTAGACTCACTGGGAATGCTTTCTACTGATAAAGAGATTACCGACGCACTCAACGACAAAAATGTTCGTGACATGACCAAGTCGCAACTCATCAAGGGTGCATTCCGTATGATTACTTTGAAGTTAGGTCAAGCAAACATTCCCATGATTGTTACCAACCATACTTACGATGTCATCGGCGCTTATGTTCCAACAAAAGAGATGGGTGGCGGTTCTGGTCTTAAGTATGCGGCGTCCACGATTATTCATCTATCTAAGAAGAAGGAAAAGGATGGAACAGAAGTTGTTGGAAACATTATCAAGGCAAAGACTGCTAAGTCGCGTTTAAGCAAGGAGAACAAAGATGTGGAAGTTCGTCTGTATTATGATGAGCGTGGTCTTGATCGATATTATGGTCTTCTTGAACTCGGTGAACTCGGTGGTCTCTGGAAAAATGTTGCAGGTCGATATGAATTCGATGGCAAAAAAATCTATGCAAAGCAAATCCTCAAAGACCCCGAGACATATTTCACTCCCGAAGTGATGCAACAACTTGATGAGATTGCTAAAAAAGAATTCTCTTATGGAACGAATTGAGACCACTATTCTCAGAAACTTAATACATAATGAAGAGTATTCACGCAAGGTAATTCCTTTTATTGAACCTGATTATTTTGATAACAGATCCGAAAAAGTAATCTTTGAAGAAATTGTTCACTTTATTGTTAAATATGGTTCTGCTATTACCACAGAAGCACTAAATATTGAGGTTGAGAACAGGACAGATCTAAACGAGAGTGAAGTTAAACACACCAGAGAAATTTGCAGTTCCCTTCACGACTCTGTAATAGATCAGCAATGGTTGGTAGACACAACTGAAAAGTGGTGTCGTGACCGTGCGATCTATCTTGCTCTCATGGAATCGATCAGCATTGCCGACGGTCAAGATGATAAGAAGAATCGGGATGCGATTCCAAGTATTCTGTCAGATGCTCTGGCAGTTTCTTTTGATAATAATATTGGACATGATTACTTACAAAACTACGAAGAAAGGTATGACTACTACCACAAGAAGGAAGACAAGATTCCGTTTGATCTCGAATACTTTAACAAAATCACGAAAGGTGGTCTACCTAACAAGACTCTTAATGTCGCGCTCGCTGGTACAGGTGTCGGCAAGTCTCTATTCATGTGCCACATGGCTAGCTCCGTGTTGCTCCAAGGACGGAACGTTCTCTACATTACAATGGAGATGGCAGAAGAGAAAATTGCTGAGCGAATTGACGCCAACCTTCTCAATGTCCCGATCCAAGATTTGACCGATCTTCCCAGGTCAACGTTTGAAAACAAAGTAACAAATCTTGCAAAGAAAACACAGGGGACTCTTATAATTAAAGAATACCCGACTGCATCGGCACATAGTGGACACTTTAAGGCACTTCTTAATGAACTTGCACTTAAGAAGTCATTTAGACCTGATATTATTTTCATTGATTACCTTAATATATGTGCTTCCTCCCGCTATA